AGGCGCAGGCCGAATGTTCGCAGGCGGTTCTGGCGGTGTTGGCTTTAACATTGAAGAAGAGCGCACTAGACGCAGGATCGAAGCCGATGCAGCTAAGCGTGCTAAAGAATTAGCAGCACTCCAGAAGAAGACTCTCGATACACAGAAGAAGTCTCTAGCCTTACAGAAGGCCTCGAAGACTCTCAACCTAGAGGCCATTGGTATTGAGGCAGCCCTGAAGGGCAAGATTAGCGAGACTGATCGCATCTCTTTACTATTGCAGAAGGCTATCCTCGAAGGCAATGCAAGCCTAGCGACACAGTTATCTGATCAACTTGAGGCTGCAACCAAGCGCCAGAATGAACTACGCGCCTTGCTACTGACCACGCCAGAGGCTCCTAATCCTTATCGTAATTGGACCTTGCCTTTAGACTTGCTCAACTACACAGCCTCATCACTAGGCGTATCTGTAGCACAATTGCAAACTGCCCCGATTGCTCCATCATCTAACTATTCAGATGCCATGTCAGAGATCATGTCCGCTGTCAATTCTTACCAGAAAGCGAATCAACAAGCTGTAAACGTTGAGGTATATCTAAACGATCAAGCGGTAACCAACGCAATTACAGAAACTCAAGTGAACCAATCTCTATCGGGCACATTCAGCGACGTCAATCGAGTGGCTAGTCGTGGAGCCGTAGCGATACGATGACACTCCCAGCCACTATCTCGGTTTCATTCGACTTTAGCCAAGGCGCTACATTCGGCCTCGGTTTCGTTATTGGCGATGACCGTTATGGTGTTATTGGTACGAGCGCATTCGGCGATTCTCCTACACCGACTCCAGTAGTCGATCTTAGCGATGTCACTCGCTCAATCAAGATCAGCCGTGGCCGTAACATCATGCGAGACACCTACGAGGCTGGCAACTGTACTGTCCGAGTCTTAGACCCTAACTCTTATTTCAACCCACAAAATACATCTAGTCCCTATTTTGGTTATCTGACTCCGCTGCGAAAGATTCGCGTAGCTGCTACTACAGCAACAGCACAAGAATTCTTATTCTCTGGATACGTTGATACCTACAAATATTACTATCCAACAGGGCAAGAAATTGGATACGTCGATATCGTCTGCAGCGACGCCTTTAGACTTTTCCAGATGGCTAACGTGGCAACTGTCTCAGGTGCAACGGCTGGCCAGACCACAGGCACTCGAATTACAAAGATCCTAGATCAGGTCTCATTCCCTAACTCAATGAGAATTACTGACACAGGATCAACTACAGTTCAGGCAGACCCCGGCACGGCTCGTCCAGCCCTAGCAGCTCTCAAGGCTGCTGAGTTCGCAGAGCAGGGTGCATTCTTCATGCTGCCAGATGGCACGGCAGAGTTTAAGGATCGCACCGATGTCGTGGGATCTCTAGCGGCTACTCCTATTGAGTTTAATCAGACAACAGGCATTCCCTACTCAGACCTTAAGTACGCCTTCGATGACAAGCTCATCATCAACCAAGCCAGCATGACACGCATTGGCGGCACAGCTCAGATAGCCACTAACGTTGATTCTGCTGCTAAATACTTTCCTCATGGCACTACTGTGACAGAGATGATCCCTCAGACAGACGCGCAAGTTTTAGACATCGCAAAGATTTACGTTGCAACCCGTGCCGAGACAACGATCAGAATAGATCAGATGACGGTTGATCTATTGGACACAGCCGTACCTACCGACACAATGATCGGCCTTGATTACTTTGATAATGTTAAGATCACTAACGTCCAGCCAGATGGCTCGACAATCGTGAAGACCTTGCAGGTGCAGGGCTTAGCATGGGATATCACCCCTAACAGCATGAAGTGCACAGTAACAACACTTGAGCCTATAGTCGAAGGATTCATTGTAGGATCATCGACGTACGGTATAATCGGACAATCTATTATGGGTTACTAGGAGATAAACAATGGCAGCAGGTCTAGGTTACAAAGAGTTCGCGACTGGAGACGTCCTAACGGCGGCAGACGCTAATGGCTATCTAGCCTCTCAGGTGGTCATGGTCTTCGCTGATGCGGCAGCCCGTACCTCAGCCATCACCTCACCCCAGGAAGGCATGATTTCCTACCTCAAGGACACTAACTCTACAGAGTATTACTCAGGCTCTGCTTGGACAGCCATTGGTGGATCTTCAAGCGTAACCTGGACAGCATTTACTCCAACCTATTCAGGCATTACTGTAGGCAACGGCACAGTAACAGCTCGCTATGCAAAACAAGGTAACTTGGTAAGCGTTTATTTTAGATTTGTTCTAGGTTCGACATCTAGCACAGGATCTTACCCAATTGTTATTTTACCAAGTCCAATTGTGCCAGTTTACAGAAATCAATTTGTTGGCACATTCTTAGACAGCGGCGTTCAGGTTTATGTTGGGGAGTTCAATACAGATGGAGCAAACGTAAATTGCGGCGGTATTGGCACAGGCGGCAGTTGGGCAAGCGGCGGCCAGACAGTTCCATTTACTTTATCAACAAATGACGTCATTCAGTTTAACGGAACTTACGAGGTAGCATAATGTTTAAATTTAATCCAATGTTTCCAGATGCAACAAATGAGCAAAAATGGGAACAAATTAAATTGTGGCGCAACGCCGAGTTAAATCGTACTGACTGGACACAAATCGAAGATTCTCCAGCAGATAAAGCAGCGTGGGCTACATATCGTCAAGCGCTACGCGATCTTCCTGCTCAAGGCGGAAGCGCGGACGCGGTGGAGTTTCCAACTGCACCATGAAGCCTAGACTTTCAAAGTCTGCAATCCAGTTAAGGGAGCAGATCGATGATGCATTCCCCGATCGTGATAGAACTTCGGACGGCTGGATCGGTGACACTCGACACGCTGCGCGCAAGTCTGATCATAATCCAGATGAGCAAGGATGGGTTCGTGCCATTGACATTGACCGCGACCTTGCTGGCAAGAAAGGGAAGCCCGACATCATGCCTGATCTGGTCGATCAGATTCGAGCATTGGCAAAGTCTGGCGATAAGAGGATCAGTTACATCATCTTCGACGGCCGCATCGCCTCATCTAAGAAGGCTTGGGCTTGGCGTCCTTATGATGGGATCAATAAGCATAATCATCACGCGCATATCAGCTTTACTATTAAGGGCGACGAAGATAGTTCGTACTTCAATATCCCAATGATAGGTGGAAAATAATGGAGCAAGCAAAATCACTAGCAGCATCATGGGCTCGATCATTCTTGGCCGCTGCTCTCGCGCTATACATGGCAGGCGTGACAGATCCTAAGACCTTAGCGATGGCAGGCGCGGCCGCAGTAGCACCAGTCATTCTGCGCTGGCTCAATCCTAAAGATGCCTCATTCGGAGTCGGGAAAGAATGACTCAAGAAAACTTCTTCACTCTTTACTTCGCTAGCCTTGCCGTCATCGGTGGGCTTGCAGGTTATGTGATCACGCATCTTCTGTCCGAGATTAAGCGACTCAACTCGCGTGTCGATGAGATTTACAACATCCTTCTCGAGCGATAATTATTAACATGGCAAGAAAGAAAGTCATCGATCTCGATACTTACTCACAGCTTGACGCATGGGCTATCAGCCTGCACGAGATGTATCGCGCACTACGCAAGGCAGGATTCGCAGTTGATCTCTGCCTAGCAATCATTACAGATCGAGACTCTTACCCTGAGTGGATCCTGCCTGAGATCCCTAACCGAGTGGATCGAATACCCTACGAGGACGACGACGAGGACTAATGAAGCGCATTGTCATAGTGAGTGACCTACAGGTTCCCTTCCACGATCGACACGCAGTTAAGAATCTAGCCAGTTTTATAACCAAGTTTAAGCCGCATGAAGTAGTCACGATAGGAGATGAGATTGACTTCAACACGATCTCGAAATGGTCAGAAGGCACGCCAGAAGCCTACGAGCAGACTCTGGGAGACGATCGCGATGAGGCTGTTCAGGTACTTTACGATCTACAAGTAACACAGATGATTCGGTCTAATCACACAGACCGCCTTTACAATCAAATCATGCGGAAGATTCCCTCATTCCTTTCATTGCCGGAACTTAGGTTCGAGAAGTTCATGCAGCTCGATGAGCTAGGGATTACCTTTCATAAGAAGCCTTACAACATCGCACCTGGCTGGATCGCAGTCCACGGCGACCATACCCCTATCAAGTCACAAGGGGGTCTCTCAGCCCTTGAGGCAGCCCGTAGGCACGGTAAGAGCGTCATCTCTGGGCACACACACAGGGCAGGGCGATCGTCCTTCTCAGAGGCCTCTGGTGGCCGTATAGGGCGTGTCCTGCATGGCGTAGAAGTAGGCAATCTCATGGACTTTAGCAAGGCCAGTTATACCAAGGGATCGGCTAACTGGCAGCAGGCATTCGCCATCATGTACGTCGAGGGCAAGAATGTGCAGGTTGATCTTATCTACATCGAGAAGGATGGGACGTTCGTCGTCTCAGGCAAGCGGTATGGACGACCTAGATAACGAGCTTGATCGAGACATCGATGATCACATCGACGACGCAGAATCGTTACCATTTCGTTATCTTAATCTTTAGATTTTCCCCCTTAGATCATGAGACAGTAGAGCCACGGATGAAGGGCATCCAAAGAAAGGCTCAACATGTTCGATCCATCGTTAGGCGATTTTATTGTAATGATCGTGCTATCTGCACTATATTTCCATGTAGGCCGTATTGTCGGCATTCGCGTAGGTTATCTACAAGGGCGTAAAGCTGTGAGAGATTACTACGAGACCAAGGAAAGGGTACGAGTGTGAAAGCAAGTGAAGTCCTATTATCAGCTACTGACATCATTGGAGACCGAGGACGAATATATGGTCATCCTCGTATCAATCAGACTCGAATC